CATGCTTAAGGTGCATGGCTGACGGAAAAGAGCGATAATTCTAGCAACGCCCCCGTTGGACAAAATTGTCTTACGGGGGCGTTCAGCTTTTACGCATTTGAAATTGTTTATGGTTTGAATGATGACGGTTCTGCAAGAATGATCATAAACGCAGCATAAGCTAATGTTAAAGCCTGGGAAATCAAAATGAAAATTGCTGATAAAGTCAAGCTGTACCAAAACGTTTATAGCAACACTGAAGGTGTTGAATTTGGAAAAAGAAATTTGATTCTTCATAACGTCGCAAAGGATTTGAAGTTGCGGCATTGTTTCTCAGATTGCGGTTTTGAGCTTTATAGATCGAACTGCTACAAGCCGTTGCTCATCCTGCCCTTCTGAGCGCCCACCATACCGCCACAAAGCGCCGCAGGGCGCTTTTTCTTTGCGTCCGATGACTCATGCAGCTATACTTGAAAAAAAATGCCACAGCGAGCGCGGAAATGCCTGAAAAAGATGCCCCCTTTTTGATCGAAGCCTTGAAAACTGCACTGCCTTATTTATGGGCATTACTGCTTTCCGCATGGGGTGGCGCTGTTTCCTATGTCAATCGAATCCGCAAGCGTTCCAAGCCTTTCAACTGGAAAGAATTAGCCTTTGATCTAATAACGTCGTCGTTTGCCGGCATATTGGCATATTCGTTTTGTCAGTATTCAAAAATTGACGGTTATATGTCAGTGATACTTATTGCAACTTCCGGACACATGGGAACAAGAGCTATCGCAAGCTTCGAAAATCTGTATAACCGCATAGTGGGAGTTTCGAAAAATGAAGAAACTTGAAAGCGCTGACGTTATCGGAATATGGCATTTTAGCCCCGATCTTACCGAAGAAATTAAAAGCAACATTGACGATTTGACGGAACGTTGTAATAAATTGATAGGATTGATGGAGCTTGCCGGCGTAGTTTTTTACAAAAACCCTTCTACAAAATCAATCGTGTCAGGCGCAACGTTAGGGGGATTTCGCCCTAAAAACTCCTCAGTTGGTGCAAGTCGTTCTAATCATAAAATCGGCAAAGCTGTTGACATTTTCGATCCGAAAAACGAAATTGACGAATTTTGCATGAACAACCTTGCGTTGCTGGAACAGTGCGGAATATGGATAGAGCACCCTTCAGCCACAGAAAAATGGTCGCACTGGCAAAGCGTACCGCCCAAATCGGGCAGGCGTGTTTTTTACCCTTAATTTCGGCGAATGTGGGCATGTTTTCTACATTGGAAAAACTTTTAATTGCGTTTGTAATTTTGACGATTAGCCATGCAGGAAGCTATTTTTACGGCAAAGTTTCGGCAATTTCCAAAGTTGAAATTTTGGAAGCAAAACAAGAAAACAAAGATTTAAAATCGTCAATTGAAACAAAAGAGCGCGTTGATTCTGAATTTAAGCAATTGGAGATTGTTAAAAGTGAAACATATTCAAAATTGGATTCTGATTATCGCAGTTTGCTTGCCAAATATAACCGCATGCGTGTCTGTGCAAAGCAATCAAACGAAAGTGCAAGCCCCGGAACTGCCCACAGTGGCGACAGAACAAGTGAAGAACAGCCCGACAGGATTGCAGCGGGCGGAGTCGATATTACAGAAATTGCAACGGATGTTATCGAATTAGGAAAAGACCTTGACAGGCTGACCGCTGATAAGATCGAGCTTCAAGGCATCGCACAAAAGCTTCGCGAGGAATGCGTAATGCGTTCAAATTGACAAATTGTCAATTTTTTAATATTGTGCGTGAAAGGAATCACGCACATGAGCGAAGAAGAATTAACAACCGTCGAAAAAAAGCAGTTTGCCGCCTTGTGGATCACGGAACGCGATCCATTTAAGGCGGCCATTAAGCTTTGTCCGGATAATACGAACAGAGCCCTTTGGATTTCGGCCAAATGGGTAAATGATGAAATTGTCTTAGATGAAAAGCAGACGCTTGAAGATTCAGATTATGCATTAAAATGTCTGCCAGATAAAGCGGCTTTTGCAAAACAAATTTTAGATAAAATGGAAAAGACGCACGATCCAGACGCTTACGCAAAGCTAGGAAAGCTTTACGCCGATATAATGGGTTTTGTTGAAAAGAAACAATCTTTGAAAATTGACAAGCCTAATATTCCGAATGTAATTGAGTTAGTTTCACCGGAATATGACGATTCAGTATAAGGTTGTAATTCCTAAAAAGCTAATTCCTGTATTTTCAGGAAAAGCGCGTTACCGCTATGCATTCGGCGGACGCGGTTCCGCAAAAACACGAACATTTGCAAAAATGACAGCAGTTCGTGCAATGATGTTTGCCGAAGCTGGCGTGAGCGGTGTTATTCTTTGCGGACGGGAGTATATGAATTCCCTTTCTGAATCGTCAATGGAAGAAATTAAACATGCCATAAGGGATGATCCAATTTTAAATAATTATTTTGAAATTGGGGAAAAATTCATAAGAACTAAAAATAAACGAGTTTCATATCTTTTCACAGGATTAAGGCAAAATTTAGATAGCATTAAATCTAAAGCTAGAATTTTATTATTCTGGATTGACGAAGGAGAAAACGTTTCTGAAATTGCATACATTAAAGCAATTCCTTCAGTTCGCGAAGATGATTCCGAAATTTGGGTAACTTGGAATCCTGAAAACGAAGGAAGTCCGACAGACAAAAGATTTAGAAAAAACCCGCCTAAAAATTCAAAAGGTGCGGAAATGAATCATTCGGACAATCCTTATTTTCCGGCAGTTCTGGAAGAGGAACGTTTAAACGACAGAGAAAATTTAGATGACGCGACATATCAATGGATATGGGAAGGCGCTTATCGTAAAAATTCAAAGGCTGTTATTTTTTCCAGCAAGATTCGTATTTCGGAATTTGAACCGGGTGAAGATTGGGACGGTCCTTATCATGGTGTTGATTGGGGATTTTCCAATGATCCGACAGTTGCGGTAAGAACGTGGATTTACAATAATACACTGTACGTTGAAAGAGAGTGTTACAGAGTAGGCTTAGAAAACGATCATATTGCAAAAGAATTTAAAAGGTGCATTCCAGGTATCGAAAAATACGAAGTTAGGGCTGATTCAGCAAGACCTGAAACAATATCTCATGTAAAAAGCAAGGGTGATGAAGGAACTAGGGAAAACGTTCCTAAAATAACTGCTGTTGAAAAGTGGCCGGGTTCAATCGAAGACGGAATCGCGCATATGTTGAGTTATAAAGAAATTGTAATTCACGAAAGATGCACTGAAACTGCCGCCGAAATGCGCAAATATTCTTATAAAACTGACAGACTTACAGGCGAAATTTTACCGGATATTGTTGATAAGTTTAACAACGCTGCCGACGCAATACGCTATTCGATTGCACCAATTATAAAGCGCAAGCCTAAAGTTGCTGGCCTAATGTTGCCGAAAAGGCTAGTTTAAATGCAAGTCTTTAAATTAAGCTGTCAAGCTCATGGCGTTGAGCTTTACGTAAAATCAAATTGTGTTTCATGCGTCAGACGAAAGGCTGTTGAAGCTTCGCCAGCTTCAGAAGTTTTAATCTGGCGCGATCCTTCGAAATCTTCGCTCGAAGTTGTTGAAAGTTTGCCAAAAGAAGTAAGCTTTAAAAAAGGTTGTGTTTATCGCAAAATAATTTCCGAAATCGCTTGACACCTAACTTTATCGGTGTAGAATAAACACATCGACAACGCAAATGCAAAGGGGAATGAAATGAACGAACTTAAAGCACGTCTTATCAAAGCCGCTAACGAATTGAAAGCTGCAGGTTGGATTCAACAATTTAGCGTAATGCACGCCGAACAAGGATTGAATTACGGAACTCTCTTTGTAAACAAAGACGGTGTTAAATTCTATTTGAACAAAGACACCTGCATGCAAAACTGCACAGGCCCGGAAATGGCGAAAGCTTGCAAACCATTGTTTAATTAAAGCGAAAGCCGGGGAAACCCGGCTTTTTCTTGCAAGTGCTTTGCAGAACCTCATATAATGGGGGCAATGTCAAAGGAGCTTTGCAAATGGATACTTCTCAAAAACTCGCACTTGCCGTAAATCATGCGATTTCGGATTACAAGATCGCATCCGCCAGATATATGGCGGCGAATCCGGGAATGCAAGGCGCAATTGATCAAAAGCGCTGCAACGCATGGAACGAATATGGATTTCCGGAAAAGGTTGAATTTTCCATGCTGTATTCGCTTTACAGTCGCGGCGGTATTGCGTTCGGTGCAATTGAGCGACTTATAAACAATTGTTGGTCAAAGTTTCCGGAAATTATAGAGGGTGAAGAAAAAGAAGAAAATGCGCCTGTTACCAAATGGGAAAGAACTCTTAAAAAAGTTCTTAGTTTTGAATTCTGGAATGCTTTCGTTGAAGCTGATCGCCGCCGACTTGTGGGCAGATATTCAGCATTAATTTTGAGAATTGCCGACAACTCAAAGTTATCTGAACCTGTCACACCTAGCAGCGCCTTGCGAATTGATGAATTTGTTCCGGCTTGGTCGGAAAGCTTGAAGCCTTGCAAATGGGATACTGATAAAAAATCGCCGACTTACGGAAAAGTTGTTAGCTGGAATTATACGCAAGTTGATGAATTCGGAAGACCTTCGACAATTGACGAAATTCACGCAAGCAGAATTTTTATTATTGGTAGTTATTCAAATAAAGCAATTGCGTTTTTGGAACCTGCCTTTAACTCGTTTGTTTCGATGGAAAAGGTTGAAGGAGGAAGCGGAGAAAGTTTTCTAAAAAATGCTTCACGTCAAGTTTCGGTAAGTTTTGATAAAGAAGTTGATTTGGAAAATCTGGCTAAAATGTACGGCGTTTCCATGTCAGAGCTTCGCGAAAAATTTGACGAAGCTGCTAAAGAATTGAATCGCGGAAATGATGCAATGTTAATTACCCAAGGTGCCAGCGTTGCGCCTATAACAACCGCGATTGCCGATCCAGAATCAACTTACAACACTCTTTTACAAACGATTTCCGCTGCCGTCGATATTCCTTCAAAAATTCTTGTTGGTATGCAGACAGGAGAACGCGCAAGCACCGAAGATCAAAAATATTTTAATTCTCGTTGTCAGTTTCGACGGGAACGGGAATTAACTTTTGAAATCAAAAGGTTTATTGAAAAGCTTCAAGGTTTGAAAATTTTGGAGCCAGTTTCCAATTTTTCCGTCATTTGGGAAGATTTGCGAGAATCAACACAGGGCGAAAAACTTGATATTGCTGAAAAAATGGCAAAAATCAATCAGCTTCTAATTGCTGCCGGTGACGCAATTGCATTCGATGCTTCAGAAATAAGAATTGCTGCTGGTTATGCGGCAACTTCTCAAAGTTTCAGCGAAGGTGCCTAAATGATTAAAAAGGCCGGTTCGCCGATACTTCCAAGAAGCGTTACCGATCCCACAGGCATTGACACACAGGAGCGTCAGGCCTTTAAAGCAATTTATGCAAGATTGCGAGAATGTGTAGATTTTTACAAAAACGCTTTAAGTCTAATTCCTGTCTATAAGGTATCGGTCAATTCAAAATACGAATATAGAATTGATGCAACCTTTTTTAATGCAATAATTTCGGGTGCTTCGTTAGAAGTTGATGCGGAATTGCTAGAAGGCGGTGATAGCAATTTGTGGTTTTTTAATCAATTTATCGTAAATGCTTATTCGAAAGGAACTGCTCAAGAATTCGCGAATCTTTCGAATCAGTCTGCAGCATATAAAGCAGGTCGCGGAAGTCTTGCCGAAATATTAAGGTCAGAACCATACAGACGAAGAATTGCGTTAATAAGATCGCGGGTTTTCGAAGAAATGCGAAAACTTTCCGCCGATGTTAAAACAGATATGGCGAGAATTTTAACTGACGGCATTGCAAGGGGTAAGAATCCGTTAGAGGTTGCTAGAAATCTGACCGAAAATTTAAAAATTGAAGAGGTTAGAGCAAAGCGAATTGCCAGATCAGAAATGACAACGGCCTTACGTCGCGCTAGAATGGATGAATCTGACGAAGCAACAGAATCTTTTGCGCTTAACATGAAGCAGATGCAAATTTCCGCGCTAAGTCCTACTACGCGAAAAAGTCACGCAGCTAGACACGGAAAGCTTTATTCGACTGATCAGATGCGCGATTGGTGGAGCGAAAACGGAAACTCTGTAAATTGCAAATGTTCCACAGTATCCGTTTTAGTCGATTCTGAAGGTAACCCGCTCGTTCCGGCGATTATAGACAGAGCAGAAAAAAATCGTGCTATCATGGAGAAAAGGGGTTACAGGTGGTCCGAAGATTAAGATTCTGCTTGCGACCGAATAAAATCAATTATAAATAAGTCTTTTTGTCGAAATTTGTTTAAATCGGGATTGAAAAATGGCGAAGGTTATTGTTAATTTGACTGCAAAGGTAAATGCGCAACAGATTCGCCGCGAAATTCACGCCGGCCGAAATTTAATTATCGTGCCTAGCAGAACTTTGCCGGAAAATGTTGTCATGAATGGCGGCCTTTATCCGGCAGAAGAAATTGATAAGCATTATCCTTCGCTCGAAGGCACTTTAGCCCCATTGGGCCATCCGCAAATTAACGGAGAATTTATCTCCGCAATTTCGCCAGAAGGCATTAATATTGCTCATGTGGGCGCTTTTAATCGCAACGTCAAGAAAGCAGGAAATCGAATTTACCTTGAAAAGTGGATTGATATTGACGTTGCTCAACGCACTGAAAACGGCCGTCGTTTACTTGAGCGCATTGAAGCTTTAGAAAAAGGCGAAGACGTTCCGCCGATACATACCAGCGTTGCAGCATTTATTGATCGAATTGAGGCGAGCGAAGAAGAAAAGCGCAACGGTTACGAATGGATTGCAAAAATTTATTCGTTTGATCATGATGCAATTTTGCTAGATGAAGTTGGAGCAGCAACGCCTGAGCAGGGCGTAGGCATGATGGTAAATTGCGATTTGGCAAAACCGATTGCGGCCAACGAAGGCGCATTAATTGGCGAATCTTACCGTGAAAAGGAAAATCGCCTTGATCGTGCTGTCAAGCAAACTTTTGCAACTGGAAAAGATGATTACGCATATGTAATCGATTTTACCGATTCGCAAATGATTGTCGTTAAGAACGGCGACACTCCTAAAGTCTTTGGATACAAGGAAGAATCCGGAAAAGTTGTAATCGATACGAATGGAAAGGAAGTCCAACGGCGCGAAACGTGGTTTGAAGTAGTCGCAAACGGATTTTCGAAAGTCAGCAAGTTTTTAAACCCGCCAGTGATGAAGCTGGCATTAAACTCGAAGGATGAAGCTATGCCCATCACTGAAGAAGAGAAGTTGCAACTGTCGAAAGAAATTTCGAAAACTGTTGTTGCAAATGTCGGCGAAGCTATTGCAAAGGCTGTCGGCGAAGCTGTCAAGCCGCTTTCCGAAGCTGTTACGGAACTGCAAGGCAATCAGCAAAAGATTTCCGATCAGCTTGCCGCAAATGCTGAAAAGGAGTGCGGAAAGATGCGTGAAGCTGTCAAGGCGAAATTTGGCGAAGTTATCGCAAATTCGCTTCAAGGTGAAGCGTTGGCCGAAGCTTACCGCCAGTGTGGGCAATCTGCCCCGGTCGGCGAAGGTGCCATTTCCGGAAATTCGCAAAGTTTTTCCGTTCCGTCCGCCGATGATTATTTTGGCAAAAAGTAATAAGGAGCAGCGAAAGTGAAAAAGTTCAACCGAATCAACATTGACGGTGTTTCGATTACCGAAACGTTGCCTTGTGCCGTCGCAATCAATCCCGGCGTTTTTGTCGTTCGCAATTCCGGCGAATTTGCAATTGCTACGGCGGTTTCTGGCCAGATGTTCGTCATGACGCCGGCAAATCATCAAGGGCTTGGCATTTCCGACGCAGTGCCGCAAGACGCTTCTGGCGTTGCTGAATATGTGCAAGAGGGTCGCGAACTGGCGTTGCGAGTCGGCGAAGGTACTTACACCGAAGGGCAGGCTCTTACGATGTCGAATACTGGCGTTGCAATCGCAATTCCGGCAGTTGCTGGTGATTACGAAGTCGTCGCTTATGTGCAAGAGCCGCTTACCGTTGCCGCTGGCGAATTCGATTTCGCTCACGTTCGCATCGGTCGCCAACAAGTCGTAACTGTGGCGTAATTTACGCCGAAAAGGAGATTTACAAATGTATTACACCGAAAACGCTTTGCGCAACGAACCCCGAATTCTGCCGCACTGGTCTGAACTTTGGGGCAATCGAAACAATTTCAACGCAATGCAACAACGAATTGCCGCAAATTCGGCCGCATTGCCTGCCGAAATGCTTGCCGCAAATTCTGCAACTTTTTCGACGGATTTTTGGCGGTCGATTGATACCGCGATCATCGAAAACCGCCGTATCGGCTTTGGGATGGAAATTCTTGACGATCTTGCCGCTGTTCAAACGATTCTCGATGTCGGCAAAACTGTCAAAATGTACAACGTTGTAGGCGACATTTCCGATGAAGTCAAGATCAGCATGGATGGTCAGGCTCCGTACAGCTTTGACCAGACCGATTACGACAGCGACGGTGACCCGATCCCGGTTTTCACTGCAGGTTTCGGCGCGAATTGGCGGCATGCTCGCGGTCTGTCTTCCATCGGCGTTGATCTTGTCATGGATTCGCAATCGGCAAAGCAAGAAGCATTCGACAAAAAGCTTGTCAGCTACATGCTTGAAGGTTCGGCGAAAATCAATGTTGATGGCAAGGCTGGTCAAGGTCTTACGAATCACCGCAAGACCAAAAAGATTGATCTTGGAGCCGGTGGCGCAAATATCGACTTGACGACTGCAACGCCGGCCGCCCTTGTCGCATTTTTCACAACTGGTGCATTCGGCCAAACCGCACGGGCAAACGGGGTTGCGAAGTATTCCGTCATGTGGGTATCGCACGAAATTTTCGCGAATCTTTCCCGTCCGTTTGACGCCGACAACGTGCTTAAGGGCAGTGTTCTGCAAGCGATTTTGCCGTATGCTCCCGTTGAATCGATTCGCCCGACGTTCGCATTTACCGGCAACGAATTTCTCGCTTACGAACGCAATCGTCAAGTCGTTTCGCCGCTTGTCGGTGCGCCGGTCGGCGTTACTCCGCTGCCGCGTCCGATGCCGAACAGCAATTATAATTTTCAAATGCTCGCCGCAATTGGCGTGCAGGTGAAAAGCGACGGTCACGGTCGGAGCGGGGTTCTTTACGGTGCTGCTCTGTAACAAGGGGATGAATTGTGAAAAATCGTTATGAGGTTGTGATTCCGTGGCACGGCAAAAATGCCGGTGACGTTATCGAAATTGATGGCGAAATCAAAAAAGCTTTTGCCGCCAATGTTCGCAAACTGAAACCTGTTGAAACTGCAATTTCGGATGATGGCGATAACAGCGCCAATTCTGAAAAAGTTGATAAGGTTGAGGTCGAAGAACAAAAGACCGCAAAAAGCTGGAAGAAGTGACCGATTGCCGGCAGAAATGCCGGCAATTATTAATCAAATTGAAAACAGTTTGATTAATAATTAAATGAGGTTGTCATGATTACACTAACTCAAGCAAAAGAATATATAAATTCTCAAGGAATTGAAAATATTCCTGATTTCGTGCTTTCTGCGTGGATTGAGGATATCGCAGAAAAAGAAACTTGTTTGTTAGAAAATTATAGTGAATCCAAAGCAATTTTGATTCAAGCGTATCTAATTGCACTTTTTGCGCTTGCTCAGGCCGACAAATACCTGTCTTCCCAATCGGCGCCTTCGGGTGCAAGTCGCTCTTTCAAATACAATAGTTTTGCAGAACGTTGGAAGGCTCAACTTACACTTTTAAAATCGGCTGATAAAAATCAATGTGTTGCCGATTTAATACCTGCAGACCCCACAAGATCAGCGACGGCGTTTTTAGCTGTAGCTAATGGCGGGTGTTTGTAATGTCCAAAACTGCGAATTGGTCTTATACCAACACCGCATTAGTAAAGCCATTCATTTCAAAGGATGAATGGGGAAAATCCATTTACGGCGAAGAATTCGAAATTAAATGCACATGGAGTGCAGCTAAAGAAGAAAAGCGTAATAATTCACAATTAGGTTTAGAAATTGTAACCAAATTTGAAATTTTTACTGAAGATGACCGCCCGAAAAAGCTAGACCTTATAAAAATTGCAACTAGCGATGTTTGGGAAGAAGTTGTAAATCGAATTGAATTCGATATGTCATTTTTTAATGAAGCTCCTGATTATAAGATCACCGTCTAATGCCAGTAAAAGGAATTAAAAGAGTTAAAACTAATTTTCGGCTAAAAGTTAAAGATATTGCCGAAAATAAAACACGTTCTGCAGTCTATGCAATTTTATTGCAAGGTTCTGCAATTGCGGCAACAATGACGCCAATTGATACATCATATTTAATAAATAGTGCTTACGGGCCATTGTTGAAAAATGTCAAGTTTGGCATAATGGGCGAAGTCGGTTATTCAGCGGCATACGCTTACGCTGTTCATGAAGCTCCGGGAAAATTAAAAGGTAAAAAGCGCGAAGATTTCGGAAAAACGCAAGCCGGCGTAAGCTTTGGGGGTGGAACTGGAGTGGGTTATTATTGGGAACCTAATGCCGAACCGAAATTTTTGCAAAAAGGTTTTGAAGAATTAAAGCCGTCAATTCCTGCAATTTTGAAAGCAATTTATGCTAACTGATTTAAAAAACTGGATTGCGCAAACGCTAGGGACAGACTACAGATTTTTTTTCGGAATGTGGGTTGAAAGTGAAACCGATGCCGATATTTCATATTGCGTAATTCAAGCCGCTGGCGGAAACGCTCCTATTGCAGAAGATCGCAGGCCGAAATTCAGGGTTATTTTATTGGGAAAGCGTAACGGAAACGATGCCGATAAAATTTATTCCGATGCGCAAAGTTTAATGACGGCAATCGAACTTATCGAACCGCCTTGCAATTATGCTTCAGTTTCAGCAACCGCCGAACCGACAGGACCGGCATTTACAACCGAAAACCGCGCATTTATGCAATTAGGTTTTCAAATGCTTTTTTAAGGAGTTTCGAAAATGCCGTGCGCAAAAAGAAAGTATGTTGGCAAAAATGTTGTAATGGAGTTTCAAATCGGATGCGGTGACGTTTTGCCCGATCCCGACGAATGGAAACTTTTTGGCAGCATGAGAACCAAAGAATTTAATTTGGAATGGGAAACCACGGATGCGACGGCTGACGATTCGGTGGGAGCCTTGCGCGAAAATCTCGCAACATTTCAAAGTCTTTCCATTTCCGGCGACGGCACTTGCAAAGCAAATGGTGCCGGCGCTGAAAACCTGAAGGCTTTGACAAAGCATGTTGCGAAACCTGTTCTTACGGACGGTCAGCCGTTTGCATGGGTTCGTATGACATTCCCGGACTTGACCTTTACAGCCTTCATGATCGTGACGAACGCAAGCCGCGCCGCACCGTTTGACGATGTTGTTACATGGTCGTTCGAAGCTTCGGCGACCGCTTCCGATTTCGGCCTGATTGTCGACGATACGCCGGATGCCGACGCGGCCGAAGTTGCAAGCGTTTCGATTACTGAAGTATCGCCGCTCGCTCTGAATGTTGCCGAAACTCAACAGCTTACAGTAACTGTGCTTCCGGCAGAAGCCCCGCAAGCTGTCACGTACAGCACAACCAATGCAGCAATCGCAACCGTTTCGAGCACCGGACTTATTACCGCAATTGCTGCCGGTTCGGCAAGCGTTGTTGTTACGTCAAATTACAACACGGCAAAGGTTGCGGTCATTGCCGTAAATGTAAGCTGATTGTGATATTAACGTCAATTGGCGAAATTGGCGTAAGTGCCGAAGGGTTAGAAATAATCCTTCGGCCTTCTTTTTACGCCATGTCTCAAATAGGCTCACCGACAGAAATTGTCGAATTGTTTAAAAATGTAATGTCAGATTCGCCCACATTGGCGGACTGCATTCGTGTAATTTGGGCATGTACTGACGAAGACGTTAGCCGTCTTACAGGATATTTAAACGAAAAGTTGGAATTTGTTAAAGGTTTGATGACAGATAACGACATTGTTGTTATTGCAAGGTGTTTATTGAAACATGGCGTTGTAGGCGATACGGATCAAATAAACAAAGCTTATAGAGAAAGTAACGAATTTGTCACAGAATTTAACGCAAGACAAAACGCGGCAATTGCAATTGCACATTTAGGATTTTCGGAGCGTGATGCATGGTCATTGACGATGACCGGATTGATTGAAGCTTTAATGCAAAAGTTTCCAAAAGATCAAGAATCTTCAGCCCCGCCGTCAGTTGAGGAACATAACGCAACGATGGAATGGTATGATAAAATTCAAGCAAGGCGGGCAAACTTGAAAAATTGAGGCTTGAAATGTCGGAAAATGTCGGGGCAATTAATTACACTGTAGAAGCCGATACGGAAAAGCTTTTATCATCAACTGACGATCTTGATGCAAATTTGAATAAGGTTGAAAAGCGTTTAAGCAAAACCGACAAAGCTGCAGACAAATTTTCTACGCAAATGACGAAATCTGCACAAGCCGTTCGCGGTTTGGGCAAGGAAAGCGAAATTGCAAAAAGCTCGCTTTCAAATCTTTCCAATATTTTAGGCGGAATCCTGACGATTCAAGGTATCAATTCTGTCATTCAAATGGCCGAAGGTTATACCGAAATGTCAGAACGAATTCGAATGGCTTCTAACTCCGTCGAAGAATATTCGATGGTACAAGAGCGTCTATTAGATACTGCAAATCGTACATACAGAGCTTTAAAAGAATCACAGGAAGTTTATATTTTAACCGCCGACACGTTGAGGTCATTAGGATATACAACTTCACAGGCTCTAGATATTACAGACAGCCTTTCTTATCTTTTTGTAAAAAACGCGACGGCAGCGGATCGCGCCGAAAATGCAACGCGCGCTTTTTCAAACGCGATGATGAAAGGAAAACTAGAAGCTGACGGTTGGAGTTCAATTATTGCGGCAGTTCCGTCAATAATTGGCGATGTTGCGAAAGCTGCCGGAATTTCGGCCGAAGAGGTTAGAAACTTGGGCGCATCCGGAAAGCTAGGTGCGCAAATGTTAAGCGAAGGTTTGCGCAAATCCGTCGATGAAAATAAGGCTGCCGCCGATGGAATGAGTACGACAGTAAAAGACGCAATGACGGCAATTAAAAACAGTCTTAGCGTTTATATAGGCGAGGCGAATAACTCAACAGGAGCAACAACGCTACTGTCAAAATCCTTAATGGTTCTTGCCGATAATGTTGATGTTGTTGTTACATTACTGCTTATTTCGGGTGCAGGAGCTTTAGCGAAATTTACAGCCGGTGCAGCAGCGGCCGCGATTCAACACGGGCAAAACGTCATCGCAGCAAGAGCGCATGCAGCGGCAGAACTGGAACTTGCTCGCAGCAATGCCACAGCGACCGCTGCCGCGCTTGCGCAAGCTCAGGCTACTCAAGGGCTTACCATGTCGCACGGAGCGGCTAGAGCAGCAGCAGACGCGCATGCGGCGGCAGAAACGCGCCTTGCTGCAGCTAAGACGGCCGCCCGAACTGCTGGTGTTGGACTTGTGGGCATTCTCGGTGGTCCTGCCGGTCTGATAGGTCTAGCTGCTGCCGCCGCAACCGCAATTGCAATTTTCGGCAACAGGGCGGAAACTGCAAAAGGTCAAGTTGATTTATTGACAGTCTCTGTTAAAGAATTGTCGGATGCTAATATAAGGGTTGTAAAGGCCGACATTAGTAGAAAAATTTCCGAACTTGAATCAGTTGGCGGCGCAGCATTTAGAGCACTTGCTAACATTGGTAAATTGCAAGAAAAACTTGCAACGAACCCTAACGATAAAAATGCCGCGAACTGGCGCGAAGAGTTAGACCGTCAAACGGTTTCTTTGGAAAACGCAAGAAAAGAAATTAAAAATTATAAAGATCAACTTGTAAATCTAGAAAAAGAAGAAGGATCGCGAAAAGGAACTTCACAGGGATTTGCACCTGTTGCGACGACCGATCCCGAAGTTTCGAAACGTCTTGACGCAATGCGTAAAGAATTGGAGCTTGCAAAGCTTTCCGGCGAAGCTCGCGCAAAACTTGCGGCGATTCAGAAATTAGGTGAAAAGGCTACCGATGAAGAAAAGGCGCAGGCTGCCGCATTGGCTGAACAAATTTACAAATTAGAGAATGCGAGAACGGCCAATAAAGAATCGATCAAAAAGGAAGATAAGGCCGCCGAACAATACAAAAGCACAATTGACGAGCTTGCAACATCGCTTGTTGAATTGGGGATGACTGAGGAAGAAATTTTTATTTCTCGTGCAAAGTCTAAGTTAAGCCCGCTTGCTACAAAAGAAGAGGTTGCTAATGTTGAAAATTTGGCAAGAGCTTATTTTAATTTAAAAACCGTAATTGATTCAGAAAATCAACAACGGCAAGCTTTCGGAAAATCCCCGAAAGATGCTGAAAAGTATATAACCGGAAATACGTCGCCGTTGTCAGGCGGCCAATTTGATGAACAAACTGCCAAATATGAGGCTGAAAGACAGGCAGAAATTGCACGTTACGAAGACGCTCAAGCAAGGTTAATAGAAGCGAAAGAATTAAAAATTGAAACTTTGCGATCATATGACGAAATTGAATTGGAAATGGCGGCCGAACATGCTTCGCGACTTGCTCAAATCGATCAGGCTAAAAACGAAACGTTAATGAAGTCCGGGCAAGCCATGTTTGATTCGCTGCTTTCAGCCGCAAAGAATTTTGCAGGGGAATCCAGCGGAGTTTATAGAGCAATTTTCGCAGTATCGAAGGCGTTTTCTATCGCACAGGCTGCAATTGCTGTACAAACGGCAATTGCGAATGCCGCCGCATCTGGTCCGTTCCCTTGGAACCTTTCCGCAATGGCGTCTGTTGCGTCTGCTGTGGGCGGTCTTGTAAGCTCTATTTCTAGCGTCAGCATGGGCAGCGGCAAGCTTTACGGTGGGGCAGTTTCTGCCGGAAAGGCGTATAGAATTAACGAAACCGGAAAACCTGAAATTTTGAACACTGCCAGCGGGAAACAGTTTTTGCTTCCAAATTCTCGCGGAAAAGTTGTTAGCAATTCGGATGCTGTCGGAAGCTCCAATTCGTCATACAGTGTAGAACGTCCTGTTACGGTAAATCAGGCGATTTATGTACAAGGAACCGTCGATAATTACACAGCCCGTCAAATTGAAAGACGTACTGCAAAACGTCAAGAGTTAATAACGCGAAGGCTTGGAAATGGCGCATAAAAACCAACGTTTGTTAGAATCCGTTGCATATGGAACCTCATACGGAACAGGATATAAAACGGATATAAAACAGCTTAAAAGCGGAAGCGAAAGCAGGAATGCTTTATGGTCGCTTCCGAAAGGACGTTTTGCAATTCTTTACAAACTTTTAAAAGAAACCGACCATGAAAAAGTGGTTTCGGCATTTCACGTTTGTAAAGGACGTTTGCATACTTTTAGATTTAAGGATAAGTCTGACTACATTGTTTCAAATTCTCCAATCGGCACAGCTACCGGAAATTTGCAGCAATTGCAACTTTCAAAACGATATACCTTTGCGGGAGATTTTACAGATATTCCCGTTTATTTGCCAAATGTCGAAACTGTAATTTTAAAAGCAGATGGCGTGCAGATTGAATATTCCGTTGATGCCTTGACAGGAATTGTCGAATTTACGGCAGCGCCGGGATCGATTATAACTTGGTCGGGAGAATTTGATAAAAAGGTCAGATTTGATGACGACGAATTAGATTTTTCAATTGATGTTCGCGAAGGTGGAATTTATGCAAGACTTTCCGCAAACGTTGAACTTAAAGAGGTTCGCGAATAATGAGCCGAGTTATTCCAATTGAATTACAGCAGCATTTAAACGGAACTGCAAAAACTGTATGCTACGCACTGAGAATTATAACAAAAAATGGCAATTCGTTCGGCGTAACTAATTTAGACAAAACTTTTACGTTCAACGGAACAGTTTATAACGCTTCTTCAGGATTTGATAGTTCAAAAATTGTAACTGACACTACTTTTTCGGTAAATAACAGTGAGGCAAAGATTTTAATTTCTTCGCAATTGCCCACATTGACAGAGCAAAGCATTGCGAGCGGTCTTTTCGATGATGCTCGATATGAATTAAGGCTGTTAAATTTCGAAGATTTTACGCAAGGCTCAGTTTTAATAAGCGCTGGTGATGTCGGCGAAGTTTCAATTATCGACGGTGCGCTTGTAATTCCGGAAATGCTTGATTACATGATGCGGTTACGTCAGCCAATCGGTCATTTTACAAGCCGCACTTGCAGAGCAGTTTTCGGAAAATTGCCGCATTCGTCTATGACAGGTTGCGGGGTTGATGCCGAAAGCATGTTTGTTGCAGGCGAAGTTTCGGCGGCTGGTCTTGAAGAACCTTACAGGACGTTTTTTGACGAAACGCGGCCGTTAGAACCTTTTCCAAAAACAGCCCGTTTGCGATGGACTTCCGGAAATAACGCAGGGAGTCGGCTATATCAAGTCGAAAGTTATTACGATGGAATTTTATCGCTAATGGAGCCGGTTCTATTTAGAATTGAAATTGGCGATCAATATGAAGTAAGACCGGATTGCGATAAAACGGAACTTAGCTGCAAACTTTACAACAACTGGATAAATTTTAAAGGAGAGTCCTTAATTCCGGTTGAAGGTTCTGTCGGATCAACTCCCGGAGCATCAACGGCGACGACTTTAGGAGCGCTTGCGGATTCCAAAGGTGTTTCTATGTTTGGCTCTAAAATTGTCGAAATTTTTAGTCAAACGTCGTTCCGTTATGATCAATTTGCAACAGACCCTGCAGGAAGACAAACCGAACAAATTAAATGGAAATCTGGCGCAAACACTGACAAGTTTTCGACAGTTTTTGCAATAAACTTTGACACCAAAGTTATAACCATTGAACCGGGATTGCAAAATCCTATTGCGCTTAATGACGAATTTTATTTAGTATTTTCGTCATCCACTGCGGATCAAGAACGATGACATATAATGCTGAATTGGCGATTGAGAAAGCCAGAAGCTTTTTAAATGTTAAATGGAGACATCGCGGCCGCTCAAAGTTTGGAATTGACTGCATCGGTTTAATAGTGATTTCCGTAAAAGCTGGCGGAATTGAAATGAATGACCGCGTTAATTACGGGCGTCATCCGTGGAAGGACGGATTAAGAAACGAACTAATTGCGCATTTTGGAAAATGTGTTGAAGGTGAATATCTTCCCGGCGATGTTGCTTTAATTAAATGGCAAGGCGCTGCAGAAGCTTCCCATGTGGGCATTATCGCAAATTCGAATTATGGTCTTACCTTAATTCACAGTTTTAGTCAATCTTCGGTAGTTGAGCATCTAATAGATGACGTTTGGAAAAGTCGCATAATTGAGGTTTATCGCCCATGATTCCGGTAATTCTCGCGATAGGTTTGGGAATTTATGCTGCAACGCGAACGCCCAATACCAATATCCCTTTAGGCAACATCGAAAGACAAACCGCAAAAGAGGGCGAATCTATCCGCAAAATTTGGGGAATTTCGCGGCCAATTGCCGGAAATTTAGTTGCGTGCCAAGAGCCGCCGAGAATTCAAAAAAAGAAGCAAAAATCTGGCGGAAAGGGCGGGGGCGGATCAACAACAACAATATCAATTCCTCATAGAACTTACGCAATTCTAATTTGCGAAGGTCCGATTTCTGGAATTAGACGGGCTTGGCGAAATAATAAATTAGTTTATGACGGTCGAGACGGCAGCGAATGGGGGTTTAAAAACAATCCTGCATTTTTAAAAGTTTTCAAGTTTTACCTTGGAAACTACGAACAATTGCCGGATTCCTCGTTACAAAAAATTTTCGGTCTTGATAATGTTCCAGCAATGCGCGGCCGTGCCTATATGGTCGCAAACGACGAAGATTTGCAAGATACTGCAGGTGCGGTTCCGCAATGGCGATTCGAAGTTATAAGAAATCCTCCTGAAAGAATTACGCTAACAAGTGATATTTACACAAGTTCGTCAGAAACTTCAGAAATTTACGAAAGCAGTTTGAAAAATTCAATTTCTTACGGTTTTTATTCGAAAGATTCTGTTGATTTAACACTTTATCAAAATTCTGTAAATATTATTCC